GTTTAACTACTCTTGGTCAAAATTGTCCTGTTTGTGAAAAAAATCGTGTTCTTTGGAACTCTGGTTCAGACCGTGACAAAGAAGAAGCACGTAAACAAAAACGTAAACTTTCTTACTTTGTAAACATTTATGTGGTTAAAGACCCAGCAAATCCTCAAAATGAAGGACGTGTGTTTCTTTATAAGTTTGGTAAGAAAATCTTTGATAAGATTAGTGCTGCAATGCAACCAGAGTTTGATGATGAAGAACCAATCAATCCTTTTGACTTCTGGAAAGGTGCAAACTTTAAACTGAAACTTGTGAAGAAAGATGGTTATTGGAATTATGACAAATCTGAGTTTGCATCATCCTCTGCTCTTCTTGATGACGATGCTGAACTGGAAGCAATTTACAAGTCACTTCATAACTTGAATGATTTTATTGCTCCAAGTGAATTCAAATCTTATGATGATTTGAAAAAACGTCTTGATTATACTCTTGGTCTCAAGGGTACTCCTAAGTATCAAGACCCAGAGACAATTGACGAAGAGGAAGAGATTGAAGTTTCTCGTCCATCCAAAGAAGTTCGTTCATCTTCTATTGATGATGAAGATGAAGACAATGATGCTCTTGCATATTTTGCTAAGTTGGCTGCAGACTGATTTCAAAATCGACTTTTGAATCCATTTTTCCCCCGAAAAAATCGGGGGAATTTTTTTGTCTGTAGGGTTCACACTCCAGTTATCTTTGGATTATATCCACGTTTAGTAGTTTGATTTACATATTGCGAAGATTCATCGTATTTCATAATATTCTTCATATCACTTATGAATACCGACAAGTATTGAGGTTTTAGAATTAGAATTTTTCTTTTCTTTTCATTTTCTAAAACTTCATATTCATAGTTACTTATTTCTTTGATTGATTGTGATGAAATTATAGTTCGTTGTGTATTTGTAACTGAAATTGGTTGAACTTCAGTTGTAATTTTTATTTTTATCCCATTAATTGGAGTTGGAGTAGTCATATTGTTTTGGTTTTGTGGTTTAAATTCAAATACTGGGACAATTTTGCTATCTACTTCTTTACTCGTAATATCATATAGTAATGGGTCAAGAACAATATCATTATCAAATATAAAATTATTCACTTGAATTGTGGTTTCTTCATTTCTTCCTTTTACTTTTATAACTCCACTCCAACTTGTAGGCCAAGTGGTTAAAGTATTTGTAATAGTAATTGGAATTTTATTGCTTCTTCCTTCTACTTTTAATGTGGAAAAGTCTTTTTGAATATTAGTTATAATTGCTTTTGTGGTTTCTGATGTGTTATTGTATACAGAAATATATTGGTTTAAGTTTATAGTAACTTTATAACCAGCACTTTCGTTTGGAAATTCACTTAACGTATAATCATTTTGTCCAGAAACAGTTGTGGTTGTTAATACTTTTTCTGGGTCAACCTGAAGTCCACCAGGAACTACAACACGATTATATTCATCTCTAAATTCTACGGTTTCGTAGTGGTGAACTTTACCTAATTCTTCTTCACTTCCATACTTATCAATAAGATACTTATATAAAGTATTATTATCTAAAGGCCATTCTTGATTGATATTTGTAATATTATTAGTGGTCAGAATGACCCAATCAAGTTCTGGGTTGTTGTAAACTTTTGCGGCAATTTGGTCTGGTCTTTCGTTGTCTACAATTTGATAGTAATTAAAAGCAGTTACTGCATTTGCAATATCTTCTCTCAATTTTGCTCTTTTGAATATATTTTTTGCAACTACGTAATCAGTATTAAATGACTGATTGGGAAAGTTTGCAATATATTCAAAGTTGGGTAACTCTCTAAAGTATGACATCTTAGTAACCTACATCCTCCAATCCTACTGGGTCTTGGTCTCCTGCTTTTAATAATTCTTCAGTAACATCATCACGATAATCAGTTTCGTATAGAGGTTCTAATTCTTGGAAGTTCATAGAGACTAAGTATGAAACTGGTTGCCCACCTTCATATGCAGCCCATTGTCCATCTGGAACATAATTAACAGTAAATCCAGTTAATGCACATATTTTAAATTTATTCATTCCAGAAATTGCAACATCTCCAGTTTTGTAAGTTAGTTTAAACACATTTGGGGTCGAAAGATAATATGAAGGAGCACCTGCTTGTCCTTCTATTTTTCTTGCTGCCATTCCTTGTTTAAATGACCTTATAATTTGTTTAATTTCTCTTGCTTCATCTGAACTTCTTGGACTCATACGATACGTAAAAGTGAACTCTCTTAATGATGGTCCACCAAATAAAAGTTCTAAATTTGAATTGGGGACGATTCCTCCTGCTCTTGCTAAAATTGATTCCGCTTCAACTTGAAACCCTGCCATATTTAAAACTTTAGACCCAAGTGCTGTTCCTCCAGCAACTTTAGCATTTTGACTGTTTGCTGCCTTACTTGCTAAATCTTGAAATAATTTAATCATCAATCCAATCTGTCCTCCTTGTTGCGCACCAGCACCAGAAACAGCACCAATACCAGCACCACCGGCAGCATATTTAAGATATCCTGCAATATCTGACAAAACCGCACCAGTTACTGCAGCAGATAAGTTATTCATATTATCTGGTCCCCAACTGACAGAATTTCCATCAGCAGCATTATTTGGAATTGGTAGAATTACTGTATTGAGTGATTCTTTTAATACCGATGACCTCGTAAGACCATTTGTTAATATATCGGCTGGATTTTTAAATATATCTGCTCTTGGTGGCTGATATCTAAATTGAGATATGTGAAGTGTATCTTGTTGATTTTCTAAAATATCAATAGGGTATTTTAATATTTTAAACCTGGATAATATATCATCACCCTTTGTGTCAAATTTTTCGTTTATAGCTTGTATTCCATCTAATGGTTTTAAGAATGGATCCAATCCAAGATTGCCCAATAATGATGATGAAGTCAATCCAGAAATTGGATTACCTGGAATTGGATTTGTAACTGAACCTGGAGGTTTTCCCTGATTGGATGCATCTGCCCAAGGTGGTAATACTTGGCCCTTTACACTTCCACCAGCCGCAGTATATGAATTACGAACGTCTGTTTGAATTTTTGCAAATAAATCATTTTTTTCTTGTTCAGTTATTTTAAGATTATCTAAAAAATCTTGTCTAAATTTACCATCAAAAAATACTGGATATGTACCAAACGCTAAAATACCAGATTCAAATAATGCAACATTTCCATTGTCTGGGTCATATTGAAGATAATATGGGTCTGGTTGTAAAGTATAATATGCCATCTATGGTGCGTCCCAAACTTTGGTTTTAAATACTCGTTGACCTCTTTTATCAACAAACTTCTCTGTTGGAAGTAAAGACACTTCTCTCCATTCTTTTTCGGGCACTTTAAAGAATTCAGTCATTACTCCAGAGAAGAGATACTTATGTAAAGTTTTCTTGGGTGCATTTATACTACCTTCTTTATTTAGAAAGGATTGTGCCACACCACCACGATATTGTGGATTTAAGTAATGTAAATTTGCACCAAAAAACCATCCTTCTCTAAAATTAATTTCAATTATATAAGATAGTGGATGTTGGTCCCAGTATTCATATCGTTGTGGATATTTTGCTGAGTATAAAAAGAAAACTAAATCTCCTGGAGTAATGAATCCTGTATCTGCTTCGTTAATATTTGTTCTTTGGACATTTCTCAATTCATTCATTAATGCATTTGTCCACCAATCGGTGCTACGATATTTGTTTCCTGCTTGTCCTCTAACTTTTTCTGCAATCATTTGACTGAAATTCCTAACTCTTTTTCGCTAAAAATTTTGAATTCGTAATTTCTATCCGCACACCATTCTCTTGCTGCTTCCCACTTTGCTTGATTGACTGCCCAAGTTTTAACCGCATATGCCCAAGATTTTGTTCTTCTTTTTGGATTTGTCTCGGGCATCTTTAAATCTTTTTGTGGTTTGATTTCAACAACAATAGATCTATTTTTTCCTTCTTTATCTTTATATTTAACAAAGAAATCGGGAAAGTATCTATGATACTTATTATCTATTGGAGAACGATAGGGGATGAAAAATTCCTCACTTTTCCACGAATTTACACTCTCTGTCAAATCACAATATTTCATAAACTTTAATTCATAAGAAGACCTATAGACAATATTCAATGGGTCTCCAACATACTTTTGTGGATTTTGTGGTCTATATTTTCCTTGATTGTATTTACTATCTTCGTTGCGGGACATACATAGTATAAACACTTAAAGATATTTATAGATGGCCAATGCAACTCCAGATAGGGGATACCCAGAAATAGGACCATTTTATGTAAAATGACTGAAGGTGATTCTTTAAATGGGTTACCCGGAGCAAGAGATATTTTTGGAAATTTATCTCTTACCAGTCAATTTAAAGTATCATTACATCTCACAAATACTGATGCTGTTGGTAGTGGG